CTTATGCTTAACTGAGAAGTATGGTTTATCATACTCGTCAAATTGCCAGCAATCATTGAACCTAGCATAAGTAGATTTTCTACCTGCTAATCTCATCATTTGTTCTGCGTTCTTATAGATCAGAGTTAAGAACCTATGAGTATGTGCACCACCCTTAAATCCATTACGATTTATATGGATATGGATACCGCAACTCTTAGCGTCCCACGATCTAGCACCGTGATCGGTACGCAGATAGTCCAGCGTATCCCATAACTTACGATTATTAGTATGATACTCTAGCGTTGCTGGGTGAGATACTAACTCGAACCCATTGTAGCCACCAGAGTTTATACTACTATCGTTCTTTAAATACACAAACTCACCTACATTATTCCGAACATACTCAGCACTTGTGTTGAGATCACTCGATCTAATCTCCATCTCTAGTTCTAGACCGAAGAATAACTTACCTTCACCATAGAACATAGGGTCAGGCTTGTAAGAGTAATCGTGAATTAAGCGACCACCATTAGAGCAGTTATCGCAACCATTACGATTATACTCATCACACTCATCACACCACTCAGCGTACTCACTAGCACAACCGTCGCACCAGTAATCACCGACATCTCTTATGTGATAGTTAGATACATCATCAGAGTATAAGTTCTCACAACTATCACACCAAAATGTGTAGTTATCAGCACAATTAGAGCAGTAAGTACCGCAACCTTCTACATATCTGCTATCGTCATCATACTGGTATTCAGCACAACGCTCACACCAGCACCGACAATCAGCACACAATAGATCGCCATTACTTGCAGACACTAGATCATCTAGGTCGTAAGTACGACAACAGTTAGCGCAATCTGCTTGCTCTATCTCTACATCATCACTCATATATTCACCCCCTTATAGGTAATTATATCAGACTATTTAGTTAAAGTCAAGTTATGCCACTCTAAGATAGTATTACTTATCTTATCCTTTAGATCGGCAGTAGCCTGAGCCATACCGATAAACTCACCACGCAAGTACCAATTACCCTGCGTTCTTAGGGCAGTTCTAATTAGTTCTAGTTCATCTCGGGTGAGATCAACGCTTACCACTTGTTAGCCCGTTCTCTCTCTAGTACATATAGCCGTCTGAACATCAGAACTAGGGCAGTATTACTAGCACCTAGAGCGATCATCAGCGCAACCATTGTACCCATATCTAGGTACATAGTCTAACCTCTCTACTTAATAATCTAAGTATATCACAACTTAGAGCATAAGTCAAGCCGACTTACTGCGTGTCCTGCTAGGGATTGCACCTACGCAAGCCGTACTAACTACGGGCAGGACTATCTAATCTTATAGGTACGCTTCAGCAGGTCGGGCTAATATCTTAGCCATAAGTGCTTGGCGTTCAGCGAGAGCGTTCTCACGCTCAATTTTAGCAAGGTCAATCTTAGGATTAAGGGTAGGCTTAGCAACTTTACGGGCTAACTTAACCGCAGGACTATTTTCAATAGTCGCAACGATAGTACCATCAGCACGCTTGACCACTACATTACCGAACCGCTTAGATCGTGAGCCTAAGTTCTTAGGACTAGACTTAACCGATCTAGGTGGTACGATTATGCTACCCATAACCCCGTAAGGGTTATAGGACACGATCTTACCTTTCATCTAGGGAATAAGTAAGTAGTGAGTAAGTCGCTAAGATCACCCGATCAGCGCACCCGCCGATACATCAAGGGGTGAGAACTCACCGACCTACTTACTACTCACTTATTCCATATTTAATTTATTACGGTGTAATCATAACACATAATTTTGATTAAGTCAAATCCGACACGCCCTAACTGCTGACTTATTTTCTCCGACTTATTCACTATTTAATTTTGATTACGGGATAAATATACCACGCTCAAATCGTAAAGTCAAACGACACGCCGAAGATTATTTTGTGATCTAGGACACATATAACCCTTGACTAAAGGTTGAGAGTTCTATCCTTTAATGCTTATACCATATTCCCCCCCATAAGTCAAGAGCGACACGCCGATAGGTCGGGGGATAGTTAGTTCTCACATATTGAGATTTTAGATATTAAATATACTCTCACCTAACACTAAGGTATCTCTCAGGAAGTTCTCAGGAAACTATAAGGATAAATAAATGTCGATAAGTCGATAAATCGACAATTCTTTGACCCAGACTTATTTAATTCTCGAACGGATATATATATATGTCTTAGGTAATAACTTTATGTTAGGCCCCATATATAGGTATAAAACGGACATTTATAATAAATATCACCCTAAGTTGTTCGCTTTTCAGTTTTTCACAGGTTATCTATATATGTAATATATAATATTCCAATAACGGAGATTCCTCCGTTTTGGACTACGGAATCTCCTATAGTATTTATATATATAATATATATAATGGGAAAGGTCTGCCGTTAAACGGCTACCGTTATATTACACTTAGGGGCGTTAAATGGCAAAGCAGAACCTGACCAAAGAGCAGGCTCAGTACAGGGTACTAGAACTCTTAAAGCAGGGTCAAACCATCAAGATGGCTATGGAGACAGTGGGTCGATCTGAGGCCGCTTTCCGCCAATGGACCTTCACTGAACCTGAGTTTAAAGAACAGGCTGACAAGGCCAGGCTAGAAGCCAAGGGTGTTAAGACAGATCTTGCCGATCTCAAGCACATACCCTTCGAAGACTTTTCACAGGAATTTCTAGACACCACCCTTTTTGACCACCACCTTGACTGGGTGGATTTGGTAGAGGGTAGGGAGCCTAGGTGGATGCACCCATCTATGACTTACGAGAAGGCTGCTGACAATCGGGTACTTATCAACGTACCACCCGAGCACGCCAAGTCAACAGTTATCACAATCAACTACGTTACCTATCGCCTAGCCGTAGATCCTAACGTCAGAATTATTATTGTTTCAAAGACCCAGGGTATGGCACGTAAATTCCTCTCAGCCATCAAGACCCGACTAAGTCACCCTAACTGGACTAAACTTCAAGTGGCCTTCGGCCCACAGGGTGGATACAAGGCAGACTCCAATACTTGGTCTGCTGATATGATCTATCTAGGATCAGGTCGGGACTCTGGGGAAAAAGACCCAACTGTCCAAGCATTAGGTTTTGGATCTCAGATCTATGGTGCTCGTGCCGATCTGATTATCCTAGACGATGTGGTGATGAATGCAAATGCCCACGAGTGGGAGAAGCAAATTGAATGGCTTCAAAAAGAAGTCATCACCCGTTTGGGTCGACACGGCAAACTACTTATTGTAGGAACCCGTGTCGCACCTATTGATCTTTATAAGATGATTAGAGACCCAGGTCAATGGACTGGTGGCAAATCTCCATTTACTTACTTTTCAATGCCAGCCGTACTAGAGTTTGATGAGAAGCCTGCTAACTGGAAAACCTTATGGCCTAAGACGGATAGACCTGAAGGAGAGCAAGACGAACCAGATGAGCAAGGACTTTATACAAAGTGGGATGGACCCTCGTTATTTACTAGAAGGTCTGAAGTCGCTCCGTCAGTATGGGCTATGGTCTACCAGCAAGAAGATGTTATGGAAGACTCCATCTTCTCGCCAACAGCAGTCGCAGGATGTGTCAACGGAATGCGAAAGAGAGGACCTCTCAAGGCTGGAGTACCTGGCCACCCAAAACACATTGATGGCGCTTACACAGTTATCGGGTTGGACCCCGCAATGGCAGGAGCCACAGGAGCAGTAGTTATAACTTATAACCGCTCTGATGGCAAGATATATATTTTAGATTGTGTCAATATGACCGACACCACACCACAGAGACTACGGGATCTGATTGAAGAGTGGGTCATCAAATATAAGCCACAAGAAATCCGAATTGAAATTAACGCTCACCAGAAAGCCTATGACCTAGATGATGATCTACGTAACTGGCTTGCACAGTATGGTACTAAACTAAGTCCACATTTTACTGGTAAAAATAAGTGGGATACAGGATTTGGTGTAGCATCTATGGCTTCACTGTTTGGGACGATAAGAGATTCACGTTTCCAGGATAATAACTTAATTGAACTTCCTTCTAATGAAGGCTCTGAAGGCTTGAAGTCTTTAGTACAGCAATTGATTACCTGGAAGCCTGATACTAAAAATCCAACAGATACAGTGATGGCTTTATGGTTCGCCGTAATCCGCTGTAGAGAACTTATGCAACAATCATCTTATGCTACCAAGTTTGCCAACAACCGTTGGGCAACCAGGGCGCAAAAAGAAAAACGATATGGAATCAATTTAGACGAAGCCTTTGCAGAGCAATGGGCTGAAACCTACGGTTAGGATATAAATGGCTTTATCAATCGAACAAGTAGCAGCACGAGTTGAGTCACTCAAGTTTCGTGCAGCAGAGCGTGATGCTCGTGCAGGCGATGTTCTTGCTGTTCGCCAAGGTAAGATATCAGAAGTATATCCTGACTTCTTTCCAGATGGAGTAGATGCAAATGTCGTTGCAAATTTTATTGATATTGTTGCCCGTGACTTGTCGGAAGTTATGGCGCCACTTCCAGCGGTTAACTGCTCGTCGGCTAACCAGGTTAATGATCGTGCTCGTAAGTTTGCTGATAATCGTACTCGTATTGCCGCTAATTATTTTATTCATTCTGATCTCCAAGTACATATGTACACAGGAGCAGATCACTACATAACATACGGATTCCTCCCATTCATTATTGAGATGGACGAGGAAGCAAAGATGCCACGCATCCGCCTAGAGAACCCAAGGATGGCTTATCCTGAATTTGATCGCTATGGACGCTGCATTGCATTTGCTAAAAGATACACGCTAACACTTGGTGAACTATGTGCTCAATTCCCAGAGTACGATAGTCAACTTCTTGGACCTTTGGGATACAAACAAGACCTTAACGGCTTGATTGAAATTGTTCGTTACTATGATAAAGATCAATCTCTAGTATACGTACCATCTCGTCATAACCTTGTCTTGTCACAAGCACGCAACCCACTAGGTAAGATGATGGTTGTAGTTGCTAAGCGTCCAACAATTGATAGTGAAATGCGTGGACAGTTTGATGATGTACTAGGAATTCAATTACTTCGTAACCGCTTTGCAATGCTTGCAGTTGAGGCTGCTGAGAAATCAGTACAGTCTCCTATCGTACTTCCTATGGATGTACAAGAGTTGCAACTTGGTGGAGATGCTGTTATTCGTACAGCCAACCCAGCAGGTGTACGTCGTGTAGAACTTACTCTACCACAAGGTGCATTTACTGAACAACAATTATTAAATCAAGAACTTCGTGTAGGTGCTCGTTACCCAGAGGGACGTACTGGTAACATCGATGCATCTATCGTTACTGGCCAAGGTGTACAGGCTCTTATGGGAGCATTTGATACACAAGTTAAATCAGCACAAGCAATCTTTGCTACTGCTTTGCGTGATGTAATTAGCCTATGCTTTGAAGTTGATGAGACTTTCTTTGATGAAGTAAAGACAATTCGTGGTGTAGATGCTGGCTCACCTTACTCACTAGAGTACAAGCCAAGCAAAGACATCAAGAAGGATTACTCTGCTGATGTACGTTATGGTATGTTGGCTGGTCTTAATCCAGCACAAGGTCTTATCTTTATGCTACAGGCACTTGGTGGCAAGTTAATCTCCAAGGATATGGCTATGCGTGAGTTACCATTTAATGTTAACGTAACACAAGAGCAAGAGAAGATTGAGATTGAGGATATGCGTAATGCACTTATTGGTTCATTGCAAGCATACACTCAAGCAATTCCACAAATGGCTGCAAATGGTGGGGACCCAAGCGACATCGTAAAGAAGATTGCTGATGTAATTAAGTCCCGTCAAAAGGGACAAGCAATTGAGGATGCTATAGGAGAAATCTTTGCTCCTCAACAACAGGTTCCTTCTGCTGGGGCGCAACCTTCGGTTGAGCAACCGTCCCCTGCTCCCGCTGCTGTTCCAGCAGAAGGCGCTCCTTCACCAGAAGGTGCAGCGCCAGTAGCAACACCAGCACCACAACAAGCACCAAACATTCAAAGTTTATTATCAAGTCTAACATCAGGCGGAGCGGCAAACGCAAGCGTAAGAACTATTCAACGCAGATAATTAAGTAGGGGACAATGACAACAATTATCGGATTAGAATATAAAGACCGTTGCTTTATCGTGGCTGATAGCCAAACAACTGATGAAGGTGGACG